AAGAGGAGCGATACCCTACGCAGATGTCAGGGCACCCACCGCCGACGGTGTGAAGGTGCATCACGGTGGCGCCAGCGTCTCGCAGGGCGCGGACGATCTCGCGCTGGTTGTCGTCAGCTTTGGCGGCGTATTTCATTGAAAAACCCCTCGGGCCGGAAGGATGGAGAGCAACGGCCCGAGGGGGAGGTGGCCGAGGCGGATCAGGTTAAACCCCGGCCACCAACCTCTAGGCGTGTTGCGTGTCGCCGTCAACGCAGTTCGCGACGGCCGCGAAGTGCGTCACGGTCGATCCGCCCGGCACGGAAGGCATCGCGGACAAAATCGGCGTCCATGCCAGCGAGGTCGCAGACGCGCCGAAAGTCCGACTTCCCGTCCCCCAGCCAGTCGCGGGCCTCGATCTTCGCCCGATACTCCTCAGTATTGTGAGGCGCTGGGTTGATGGCGTCGGTGACCGCCATAAGGACGACCTCCTGCCAAAGGCGCTGCTCGCCGGTCATGGTGTTGCCGCCGGTCACGTTGCGCCCTCACCGTTAAACCCGAAGAGTCGGGGTGTTCGTTTCGTTTTCATCTTTCCATCCCTTTGAAAGTAAACAAATAACGGGGCAAATCATGCCCCGCCAGCTCGCATAGGCCAGCATACCACTCGGCAGGCAGCTTGCCGTTCGCCAAGTGATGCTGGATAACGCGCGGCTTCACGCCAAATCGGTCCATTACGGCCTGCCGTGTCGCGCGATCAATGATGTCGTGTGCGGTTTTCATGGGTTGGAATATACACGGCTCAAAATAATGCGCAAGCCCCTTGCGTCTGCAATTTTGTTGCGGTATGTACGGGCCACAGACGATAGCGCTGACCGGCCCTGATTGGGGCACCTCAAGGGAGATAGATGATGAACCGCGAAGAATTTACTGATCTACTGAGCCGCAAGGCATACGCCTACCACGCTGCCGGTAATTGCGTCGTGGTTACGCACGGTGGTGCCGTCAATCTGCGCAGCCTCAGCAGCCTGCCCGAGGGCGTGACCTTCGAGAACGGTGGTGCCGTCAATCTGGCCAGCCTCAGCAGCCTGCCCGAGGGCGTGACCTTCAAGAACGGTGGTGCCGTCAATCTGCGCAGCCTCAGCAGCCTGCCCGAGGGCGTGACCTTCAAGAACGGTAGCTACGTCAATCTGGCCAGCCTCAGCAGCCTGCCCGAGGGCGTGACCTTCGAGAACGGCGGCTACGTCGATCTGGACAGCCTCACCAGCCTGCCCGAGGGCGTGACCTTCAAGAACGGTGGTGCCGTCTATCTGGACAGCCTCACCAGCCTGCCCGAGGGCGTGACCTTCGAGAACGGCGGCTCTGTCTATCTGCGCAGCCTCAGCAGCCTGCCCGAGGGCGTGACCTTCAAGAACGGCGGCTACGTCGATCTGGACAGCCTCACCAGCCTGCCAGAGGGCGTGACCTTCGAGAACGGTGGTGCCGTCAATCTGCGCAGCCTCACCGGCCCTTACGTCTACCAAGGCAAAACGCGGCAATTCCGCCATATTGACGGCTCCACAATGCTGATGGGCAGCAGCCGCAGCCAAGGCGACCACACCGTGTGGACGGCTCGCTACTTGCGCGGCGGTCCGGTGGCCGATCTGCCGAAGTGCTACGTGGCTGAGCGTGACGGCGTTTTCGCTCACGGCGAGACTGTGCGCGCCGCCGTTGAGGATTTGGAATACAAGCTGACCGATAGGGCAAATGTGGCCGAAGTCGCATCGCAGGTGCGGGACTCCGGGCGGGTAACGTTGCCGCAGTTTCGCGCAATCACCGGAGCCTGTCGTGAAGGCATCCGCGCCCATTTGCGGGATCACGGCGTCGATCTGGAAACGACAGATTTCCTGCCGCTCGACCGTGCTCTGAGCATCATGGCGGGCACCAGCTATGGCGACACATTCCGCAAGGCAATGGAGGCCACGCAATGACCGCCGACCCCATCATCCAATACGCCGTCATCCTGTGCGACGACGAGGGCACCACGCTGACGCTTGTGGGAAATGACGCGACCTCGCTGGCAGATCACGTTTTCACAACGCTGCAAGGCTGGCCCGAGGCGACCTTTGCTGCCGAACACCGGGCCATCACCGAGGGCGGGGCCATGCGCTTCGATGACTGGCCGCGCCCCGACTATTACGCGCGCAGTGCGCCCAAGCCGGTGCTTGAGCGGTTTGCCGAAATCTACGCCAGCATCGGGTGGAACGGCGAATTGATCCTGCGCGGCCTGGACGATCCGCTTGGCGAAATTGCCGAGGCGGTAAAGGGCACGAACGCATGGAAAGCGATGATCGAAGAATGGGACCGCGACTGCGCCGAGGGTGCGCGCGATCTGGAATACGAGGCCGCGCTGTATCGCGCGGCTGTCCGGTAGGAGGGAAGCTTATGACTGACATGCCCAATTTCCGCGCCGCTGTTTTGCCGCGCCCAACCGCCGCTCAAATGGCGCAAATCGAAATGGCCCGCGCCGCGCTTGGCGACATTAATAGCGATGTTTTGCAGGAAATCATTATCGGCGAACTGGAAAGCCGCCGCCGCGATGGATCAATCGACTTCGAGAAATTCGGAAACCGCATTTCCCGCCTGTCGCTCAGCGACTTGGCCCGCAACATGCTGGCGGGGGTGCGGGGATGACCTTCCAACCCTACCCCCAAACCCAAGCCGAAATGGAACGGTTCCTGAGTGAACCAGCCCGCAATCCCTTGGATCAATGGATTAAGGATCAGATCGCCCGTGCGGCGGAACAGATGAAAGGTCAGAAGAAATGACAGACGTGGCAACAATCGAAACGCCCAGCGCACCAGCCGCTCACGGGCCTGCGCCCATTGATCCGATGGTTAGCCTCATTGAGCGTGTGGTGATGGACCCCGACGCCAGCATCGACAAACTGGAACGGATGTTGGAAATGCGTGAGCGGATGCAGGCGCAACAGGCCAAAGCGGCGTATGACAACGCCATTGCCGAAGCCAAAGCGGAAATCCCGCCAATTATCAAAACTGGCAGCGTCAGCTATGGTGAGGGCACAAAAAAAACCGAGTTTACGCACGAAACGCTGGACGGCATTGCCAAGGTCGTTGACCCAATTCTTTCAAAGCACGGCCTTTCTTACCGCTTCCGGTCGGATCAGGACGGCGGCAACGTCATTGTGACGTGCATCGTGGCGCACCGCGACGGCTACGCCGAAGAAACGACGCTGCGGGGCGCACCGGACGCCAGTGGGTCTAAGAACCCCTATCAGGCTGTCGGCTCTGCCGTGACCTACCTGCAACGCTACACTCTTAAGCTGGCCCTTGGCTTGGCTGCGGCGAAGGACGATGACGCGGCAGCCGTCATGCAGAAAGACGCCATCAGCGAAGATCAATACCGGGCGCTGCGTGACCTGATTGAAAAGTCGGGCGCAGATGAAACGGCGCTTTTGGCCTACCTTAAAGTATCGGACCTAATGAGCCTGCCCGCCGGTAAATACGGAGTGGCCGACAAGATGCTGCGCCAAAAAATGGCGAAGAATGGCGGTGTGGCATGAGCGGCACCGTTCACCATATGGAGCAGCGCAGCGAAGAGTGGCACCAGCACCGGCTTGGCCGCGTCACCGCCAGTCGGATTGCGGACGTGATGGCCCAGACAAGGACAGGACCGGGCGCAGCGCGCAAGAACTACATGGCTGATTTGGTCGCCGAAAGATTGACCGGCGAGCGCCGCGACAGTTTCAGCAACGCGGCGATGCAGTGGGGCACAGACACCGAACCACAGGCCCGCGCCGCATACTCGTTCATGACCGACATGCAGGTTGAAGAGGTCGGCTTCATCGACCACCCGTCGATTGAAATGGCCGGGTGCAGCCCTGACGGCTTAGTCGGCGATGACGGTATGGTTGAGATTAAATGCCCGAACACCGCCACCCACATTGACGCCCTGCTGACTGGCAAGATCGACGGGAAATACATCAAGCAGATGCAGTTCCAAATGGCCTGCGCGGGGCGCGAATGGTGCGACTTTGTGAGCTTTGATCCCCGGCTGCCTGCGGAAATGCAGCTTTGGGTGCGCAGGGTGCCGCGTGACGCCGAGATCGTGGCCGAGATCGAGGATGCCGTTGAGTATTTTACCGCAGAACTGCGCGCCAAGGTTGACCATTTGCGCGCGCAATACTCGGTCGCGGCGGAATGAACTCCCGCACCGTCATAACCGCCGAACAGGCCGCGCAGGTTGCCCGCTTCGTTGAGGGTCTGCCGATTCCTTTCACGCTGACATGGCGTGAAGGGGCGAAGCGGTCGCTGTCTGCTAACGCCCTTCTGCATAAATGGTATGGCGAGGCAGCGCACCAGCTAGGCGACGTGACGGCCATTCAGGTCAAAGGCCGGTGCCATGTGCAATACGGCTTACCGATCCGCCTGCGTGATGAAGTCTTTGCGTGGGTATGGTCAAAGACCGGCGCGCGATTGTCTTACGAAAAGCAATGCGCCCTGTTTGAGCGCGGCGCGTTGGCGATGACTAGCGAAATGACGCCAAAGGAGCTGTCGGAATACATGGACGCAATGGCGCGCGATTTCCGTGCGCAAGGCCTTGTGCTGACCGACCCCGAGGAACGGAAATACGAGGGGACAGGATGAGCCGTGTCGCCCCCATGCGCCCGCCTGCGCAGAAAGTTGGCAAGGCTGCCCGCGATCCAGCATACCTGGACGCCGTGCGCCAATTGCCGTGCTGCATCTGCGAGGCGTTTGGCGAGGTTCAAATGTCGCCCACCACGGCGCACCACCCGATCCACGCCCGGCACAGCAATGAGCGTGTGCCCGACCGAGAGGCTATCCCGCTATGCGATGGGCACCATCAAGGCACGTTCGACCGATCCAAGCTGGCGATCCATCGGGGCAAGAAAACGTGGCGCGCGAAATACGGCTGCGACCGGGATTACATCGCGCAGACGCAGGATAAGGTTGAAGACCCCTCACGGTGAGCGGGTCAGGCCGGGGGCGTTCCTCCCCTCGTTCCCGGCCAGAAGGAATGGAAACAGACATGAGATTTCCCAAGCTGTCGCCGGTCCCTGACGAGCCGGAAACAAGGGGCTTGCCGCCGTCACCTAGCGCGGCCTACGCGCAGGGTCGGCGTGAAGGCTGGATCGCCGCTTGGCAAGAGGCGATGAGGGACAATACAAATGACTGACACACCCAAATACTACAGGGGCCTTGAGGCGGACGGTTCTGTCTGGCTCATTGCGCGAGAGGATGTCATCAAGGACATGCTGGAACACGACGATGATCCAGATGATCCGTGGCCCGATCCCATCCCAGAGGAAATGGTGGCAAACTGGCTGCACGATAACGCAGACACAATGGACTCATGGTATCTTTGGGAAAACCCAGCCCCAAAACGAGATTGCTTCTTGTCTATCGAGCCGTATGTGGGTAACATCCAGCCCCCTTGGCGCACCGCCGACCCGGCGGCTGGCGCAAGGACCACCCCGACGCGGTGATTGTCGCTCGACCGACCGATTGGGGCAACTCGTTCGTGATCGGCACCCCCGGCGCGCCCGACGCCGCGACCGCCGTGGATCTGTTTCAATCCGCGATCCTGCTGACCCACTGGGCCAAGGCGCACTTCTCGTTTTGACCCCCACACAGCGCCGATAGGAGGCCCCAATGACTGACAAGATCACACCGGAAGCCGTGAAAGCGGCGCGGGATGGAGGGACGCCGGGGCCGTGGGCTCAGATCGACTACCTGCCAACGAGCGACGTTTTTAGCATCTCTTCTGCGACGGTTCACATCGCAGACGTGCATGTTGACGACGACCCGCGCGCAGAACACGACGCCCGCCTGATCGCCATGGCCCCCGACCTCGCCACTGCCTACCTCGCCCTCTGCGAGGAAATCAAACACCTACGCGCAAGGGTGGAGGCGGCGGATCAGTTGGCGGAGGCCATCGAAGACGACGAATGGGGAAACGCCGAAACAGGGGCCGCCCTCACCGCCTACCGCGCAACGGAGGATGAAACATGAGCAAAGCAATTATTTCCGGCTTTTGGGTTGGTTTTTGGCAAGCCGCTGGGTTCTTCTTTGGCTGTATTGGTCGGGGTTTCCTCATCATAGAATTTGGATGTAAGACCCTCGCCAACTACGGCGTAACGGAGGAACGGGAATGAGATTTCGCAAACCGCCGCCGGTCGGAACGGTCATTGACTGGCACCCGCATTTCGCTTGGCTGCCTGTTGACGTGGGTGATTGTTTCGTGTGGCTTGAATGGGTAGAGCGCCGCCGCGAAAGAAAGGAAGTTGTGATTTTTATCGGAATGTCAGGACTGCCTATGCCTTCGGATAAATGGGTCGACACATACCGACTGCCGGGACGGTCTGGGGCCGAGGGGGAAGGGTGATTAGGGCCACACAACATCAGCCACCGGAACCGCTCCCCCGGTGTGCTGGAAAGACGCGGCGGCCAAGATGCCCAGGACTAAGATCAGGAACCCGATCAGGATTTCCTCGCGCGGGTCAGGGGGCTGCATCTAGCACCGCCTTGCCGATCTGCACCACCAGCGACAACGCCGTTGTAGGGTCCAGCGCATAGCCTGGAAGGCCCCGCACCCGCCCATTGCGCCGGTAGATGACGACTGGCTCGACAAGAAGGCTGCGCATCAAGTCAACCGCCTCCTTGCGCCCGTTTTCGGTAGTGATGTCCATGCGCTTCATCACGCCGCCATCGGTGTCGAATATCTCGATCCGGCTAGCCGATACGAAAATCGGCAACGTCATGCCGCTCTCAGGTTTTGCAGCCCGTTCAGATACGCCTCGGCCTGCCACGGTTCCTCAAAGGCGACAGCAGGCATTTCCGGCCCCTCGGCCTGATCGTCGCACACAAGCCAATGCGCGCGGCCTTTCACCTTGGGGATTACGCCGCCCCGGCTGATGCGCGATGCGTATTTGTCGAGAATCTTGTATCCCGCGCTTGACACAGCGCAGAACGAAAAGCCCCGCTCGGCCAAGGTCCGATACATGATGCCGTTTACGTGAAGGTGCCCTTCCATATACACGTCCGCCTCTTCGCCCTCCATGCCTTCGCGTAACGCGCCGTGTGACGTGTGGAACCAGCTAGACCCCTTTTGGAACTTGTGCGACATGGCAATGCGAAATTCCCGCCCGCCCTTCGGCTTCACGACAAAGCGCACGGTCCACTTGTCTTGGATTGTTTTCTTCGGAATCCATTGCTTCAACAAATCAGTTAGGTAGGGGTTCATTTCCTCGTGATTGCCGTCCACCCATGCGTCGGGTTTCATCATTTCGATGTAGTGCTGCGCCCTGAGAAGCGCGCGCGGCTTCGTGCAGTCCTGATCTGCCCATTGCGCAGCCAGCCGCCCGGCCATAGGCCAGTTGTTGAGTAGATCGCCACCATGACACATCACGGCGTCCAGATCGTGTGACGCCTTTATGTCCGCCTCAAGCACATTGAGCGGTGTAGCGTTGTCATCAATATGCTGGTCGGTTCCGTGGTAGATCACGAAAGCACCGCGCGGCCCCT